CGGTTGCCAAGTACGGCATTATCAAAAAAGACATCAAGGCGATTGGCTGTTACAGCCAAGGCCAGGCTCACAGAATTGGTAAGTGGACTTTATTGTCTGAACAAAACCTCACTGAAGTAGTTAGTTTTTCTGTTGCTATCGAAAGCGGCATCATTTTGCGACCTGGCATGGTCATTGATGTTGCTGATCCTGTTAAAGCTGGTGCTCGTCGTTCAGGTCGTGTCAAGTCTTCAACCACAACACAGATCACAACAGATAGCAGTAATGGCCTAACAACTTCACTTGCTGCTGCAAACAACCCAAAGCTGTCAGTGATCTTGTCTACTGGCTTGGTTGAGCAGAAAGATGTGCCGGTTGGCGGCATCACGTTGCTGGCTGATGGAACGGCAGAGATTGACGTCGCTAGTGCATTTAGCGAGGCACCTGCTGCTGGATCAGTGTTCCTGTTCCAGAACGACGAGGTTCAGTCCCAGCAGTTCCGCGTTGTATCTGTTGCTGAGGCAGAGGAAGGCATTTATGGCGTCAGTGCCGTTGCATATAACAGCACGATTTATGACGCAGTTGAAGCTGATGTCGAGCTGACCAACCGGGACATCAGCAATCTGTCGTTGATCCCCAACGCGGTCGATAGCGTCACTACTGAGGAGTTTCTGTACGAAGAAGCCAACGGTGTGTTCGTTGGCGCGTCGGTTAGCTGGAACCATGATCGCGTCAATGTCAGCGAGTTCCGCGTCCAGTACCGGATTGACAATGACAACTGGCAGGCCGTTGATACGTCTTCGCCATCAGTCACGCTGCGAAACCTGCGTGCTGGTCGCTTGTATGTGCAGATTCAGGCCAAGAACTACCTGAACAAAGGCAGTCAGATTACTGCGGCTGATTTTGAGCTACAGGGCAAAACTGCTGCACCAGCTGCAGTGACCAACTTCAGCATGATTCCGGTCAATGGTCAGGCACGTTTGACCTGGACGCAATCTACGGACCTAGATGTGCGTGTTGGTGGTTATGTGCGCTTGCGTCATTCGCCTGATCTAAGCGGTGTCACTTGGCCGACTTCAACAAGCATTTCTGAGCAGATCTCAGGCTCTGCAACTGAAGCATATGCCGACCTGAAGGCCGGAACGTACAGCGCCAAGTTTGTTGACTCTGGTGGCCGCGAAAGCTTGACTGCAGCGCGGATTGAATTCACAAAGGCTGATCTACTGAATGTTGAAGTTATTGGTGCGTTGGGCTCTACAGAGGATCCATCATTCACCGGCACCAAAACTAATTTGGTGGTTGACACCGTAAATAATGAGCTAGAGCTGGCAACCACTGGTAACGAGCTTGCTGCTATTGGCGACTTTGACCTTGAAGATGGTGGGGCTTTGCTGCTTGAGGATGACAGCAACTTTACGCTGCAAGGCGACGACGAGCTGCACACAAGCGGCGTTTACAAATTCAATGGCGGCAACGCTTTCGCCCTAAGCGATGTATTCAGCTTGAAGTTGGACAGTACGTTGCGGGCTCGTAGCTTCTTTCCGTATGGAGAACGCATTGACGATGAGCCTGACTTTGACTTGATCACTGAGTTTGACGGTACCGCTCCAAATACTTGCGATGTCAAGCTGTTCATTCAAACGACGCAGGACGACCCAGCAGGCTCACCGACTTACACAAGCCTTCGCCGGTTCAACAACGCAGAGTTCAAGGCTCGTGGATTCAAGGTTGAGGCTCACTTCAGCACTGGCGGCCCGCAGGAACAGATCGCTGTTGACCAGCTGCGCGTTCAAGCGGAAATGCCAATCAGGACGATTACTGGAACAGTGACCACGAACGCACAAGGCGTCAGCAATACCGATGTCAGCGTGAGCTACGGCGCTGGCAACAAGTTCTATGTCCCTCCAGCTGTAGGCATTATTTTCAATGCTCAGACGGCTAGTGAGCATTACGTTGTTAGCAATAGCACGGCTACCGGGTTTGATCTTTCGGTTTACCATGGAACTAACCAGCGCGTGGCACGCGACGTGACCTGGACCGCTACTGGCTACGGAATCGGCTGATGTCCTTTGTAAACGAGACAAAATCCACTCCGATCCAGAATGACACTGGAGCGAACGTCCGCTCGGACATCAACTCCAATATGGCTGCGATTTACAGCCTGAATGCGAGTTCATCTGAGCCTAGTGCCGCTAATTCTGTTGCCCGGATGCCCTGGGCAGACGAAAACACTAATCTTTTGAAGCTAAGAAATAGTACGAACACTGGCTTCGTGACTATTGGCAATATGAATGAGACCAACCTTGGACTGGCGACTATTGCTAGCCCTACGTTTACCGGCAATGTTGGCGTACCTGCTGGAACGGTCAGCAGCTTGCCGATTCGGTTCAGCTCAGATACAGACACTGGCGTATTTACAAACAGTGCTGACGATTTCAGTGTTGTCACGGGTGGAACGCGCCGTGCTCACTTCGACAGCAACGGCATCACCATCCGTGATCGCAAGGCTCTAAGGCTGCGGGACACCAGCAACAGCAACTTTGTTGCGATTCAGGCCCCGTCAAACGTTGCCAGCGACATCACGCTGACGCTGCCTAGCAGTGATGGCAACGCCAACGACGTGCTGCAGTCAGATGGCAGCGGCAACCTTAGCTTTGCTGCTTTGCCGCAGGCTGTACCGACTGGATCGGTTCACATGATGGCAACGACTACTGCGCCTAGTGGCTACCTAAAGTGCAACGGTGCTGCAGTCAGCCGGACAACATACGCTGATCTGTTCGCAATCATTGGAACGACGCACGGTGAAGGTGACGGCAGCAGCACGTTCAACGTTCCAGACCTGCGCGGTGAGTTTGTCCGCGGTTGGGACGATGGTCGCGGTATAGACAGTGGCCGTAGCTTTGCAAGTTCGCAGTCAGATCAGAACAAGCAACACAATCACACGGCCACATCAACCGTGACCGACCCTGGTCACAACCATGTCTACATCGATCAACAGGCTCACAACGAGGGTTATCGACCTTGGAAAGCAGGCGACAACGACTGCGGACAAAGAAACAAAAACACGAACAATGCCTTCACTGGTATCAGCGTTTCAACCAGCATTGCCAATGATGGTGGCAGTGAGGCCAGGCCGCGTAACATTGCAATGATGTACGTCATCAAAACGTAAGCAATGGCCGACCGCAAAATTACTGATCTGACTGCTCTTGCTGCAGGTAGTCAGGCAACGGGCGACTTGCTGACGATTGTGGACGTCAGCGAGGCTGCTGCGACTGATAAGAACAAGAAGATTACGGTTGAAAGCCTGTTTAAAGGTATTCCTGGGGATGTTGGCATTGGAACATCGTCGCCTAGTTTTAGCAGCTTCGGCAGCAATACCGGGGGCATCCACATCCAAGACGTGGGGAGCAGCAGCAATGCACTCAAGCTACAGAGTAGTTCTAACATTTTTCATATTGCTGCAAGTGCATCTAAGAACTTTATTTTTGGCAGCACAAATCATCCTTTAGGTATTTCTACAAACGGCACCGAAAGGTTGTCAATTACAGCTGACGGTAAGATTGGCATTGGGACACAGTCGCCTAGCTATACCCTTCATGTCAATGGATCTGGCGCGACAAGCCTTGGCGTTACTACTAGCAGCGGCAGCAATGAACCCCAAATCATCTTAGAAGATACTGCTGCAAGTGATTATTTTGCACTGCAAAAAAATGGTCGTGCATTGACATTTAAGCCTCAAGGTTCTGAGGCAATGCGAATCGACAGCTCGGGGCGGTTGTTGGTTGGAGCGACTAGTGCGCGGGACAATTATTTTAGTTCGGCTTCACTTCAAGCACTTCAATTTCAAATTGAAGGTACAGATTACAGAAACAGTGCCGCTTCATTTACTAGTAACTCAACAAGCGCAGGACATGGTCCACACTTAGCTTTTGGTCGCAGCCGTGGAACTGCCATCGGCTCAAATACTCTTGTAACTAACGGCGACACACTGGGAGCTATTGTTTTCCATGGGAATGATGGATCCAAATTTGTCCAATGTGCTCGCATTGATACTCAGGTAGACGGCACACCTGGCACGGATGATATGCCAGGACGCCTTATATTCCAAACCACAGCGGACGGTGCAAGCAGCCCGACCGAGCGGATGCGAATTGACAGCTCGGGCAACTTGAAATTGCGAAGCGGCAATCAACTGATGTGCAACGACGCAAGCAACCATGTTTCTGTGCAGATTGGAAATATCGATAGCGGTTCTAATTCAGGAAGAATTAGTGCTGACCCAGATAGCACTGGATCAGGCTCATACCTTGAATTTTATGTTGATTCTTCTGAAGTTTATAGGATTGTTAACAACAATGTCCGCTTAAGTTCTGCTTGCAATGGTCTTCAATTTAACGGCGACACGGCGCAAGCAAACGCTCTCGACGATTATGAAGAGGGCGATTGGACGCCAGCTATGAATAGTGGCGGTTGGACAGGTTTTACTGTTCAAACGGCAAAATATGTAAAAATAGGCGGGCAGGTTTTTGTTCAGTGTTATGTTAGCGCCTTGACAGGCAGTGGCACTACCAACGTCTTAAAGCTTTCAGGCTTGCCATATCTTCCAATAACTAATGGATACACAGTTGGTTCAGTTGATATAGGCGAAGGAAGCGTAAAAGGTACTTACTGCCGAACTGAATCAAACACAAATCAAATTGCTTTTTACTACCCATCTGAAAACAACTCAACATCAAGAATCCAATTGAAAGGCAATCAAATTGGAGACGCTTACATACTCCTTGGTCTAACATATTTTACTAGCTCTTAAGCCCGCAACGGCTTAAAACTACGCCTAAAACTGTTTCGTTCGGAGGACGTTCCTAATGGCCATCACCAAGCGCACTGAACTCAAAGAAGAGATCCTGCCCAACCAAGTCATCCAGATCCGCACCACTACCGTGGTTGAAGAGGATGGTGTTGAGCTGGGGCGTAGCCATCACCGCCACGTTGTTGTTCCTGGCGATGACGTGACTGGTGAAGCGCAGGAAGTGCAGGACATCGCAGCAGCACTCTGGACCGCTGATGTGATCAGTGCATATCAAGCGTCGATTGCAGACAACACCCCTAGTTGACGCAATCGTCTGCACTTAGACTGTCTCTACATCTATTGAGCGATCATGGCAAACGTCAAGATCACCGAACTGACGGCTGCTACTGCCCTCGCCGGTACTGACGTTCTGCCGATCGTTGATGTTGGAGCGGATGCGACGAAGAAAGTAAGCGTCAGTGACCTGCTGCGGAACTTGCCTGATGGAACGGCGAGCGCACCAGCACTGGCGTTTGCGGACGATCAAAACACAGGTCTGCTGTCACCTGGGAACAATAGTTTGGCGTTTGCGACGAGCGGCACGCAGCGGCTTGTTATTGATAGCAGTGGCCGCGTTGGGATTGGTGTTGCTAGTCCCGCAAGAGAACTGTCGATCGGTGATGGCAGCGGGTCTCCTAATATTCAACTTCTTGCGAGCAGTTCAGGTAACTCAAGGATTGAATTTGGCGACTCAGATGATTCTGATGCGGGTGAAATTCAATATGTTCACAGCAGCAACTACATGCAATTCACTACCAACGGTAGTGAGGGCCTACGAATCGACAGCTCTGGGCGGGTGTTGGTTGGGACGACTACTCCATCTGGAAGCTCTAGTCTTCAGGTTGCAGGAAAAATTGCAACACTTGGTCTTGATACAGCTTTTGGAACTGATTCTATTCCGACAATTTATCGTTCTGGTAGCACTGCTGGTTCATATCCGTTTGACAACTTTGGACATTTAATTATTCAACCACGCGCCGACGGCGCTCCACGGGATATTGTCTTTGCAACAGGCAATGGTGGCACAAACAAAACTGTAATCGACAGCTCGGGGAATGTTGGCATTGGAACGGCAAGTCCCAGCAACAATCTAGACATTGCTGTGGGTGCTAACTCTGAAGGCATCAACATTGGAGGGTCTGGCAACTTTTTTGGCAAAATTGAGTTCAATGCAAACCGATCAGGAGCTGATCAGGCCATTGGAGACATTGCCTATAAATGGAATGGAACCAGGGTTGCCCGCATTATCGGCGGCACTGGAAGTGATACAACGAACAAAGACGACGGTGCGTTGCAATTTCATACGGCATCTGCCGGTAGCGCAACAGAAAAAGTTCGCATCGACGGCTCTGGGCGCGTTGGCATTGGGACGTCGTCGCCGAATAACAATCTCACTATTAACCAAGCGGATAGTGGAAACAATTTTGTTCAGTTCACCAATTCAACGACAGGTACTGGATCAAGTGATGGTGGCTTAGTTGGCATCAACACCGCCGAACAACTGCTTCTGTGGAATTACGAGAACGATGATGCCTTAATTGGCACCAACAACACCGAGCGGATGCGTATTGACAGCTCGGGGCGGTTGTTGGTTGGGACGTCTACTAGCCAAAATGTTGGTTTTGCTCACACAGTTCAAATTGAAGGTACTGATGGTGCGACTTCAAGCCTGAGTTTAATTCGTAACTCTGCTGACGATAATGGGCCTAACATTGATCTTGCAAGTACAAGAGGTGCCTCAAGAGGATCGAATACTGTCGTTCAATCTGGAGACACTTTAGGAAATATTGGATTTAGAGGTGCTGATGGCAGCGATAAAGCAACAACTGGCGCTTCAATTTCAGCACAGGTTGACGGAACTCCTGGCTCCAATGACATGCCAGGAAGGCTTGTCTTCAAGACCACTAAGGACGGTGCAAGCAGCCCGACCGAGCGGATGCGTATTGATAATGCTGGGAAGCACAGCATTTATGGGGACACTAATGTTTTACGTTTAGCTAGCAACCAAGGCCCAACAACTGCTTTCACACTAATACAGGCAAGACGAAGTGAAACCAGTACAACTTCAACTACCGGAACCGATAGCTTTAGAGTCTTTTGCAATGGTAACGTAGAAAATAGCAACAATTCCTACGGTGGCATTTCCGACGCCAAGCTAAAAGAAAACATTGTTGATGCTTCTTCTCAGTGGGAAGACATCAAAGACATTCGCGTTCGTAACTACAACTTCATTGAAGGGCAAACACATACCCAGCTCGGTGTTGTTGCCCAAGAAGTCGAAACTGTATCGCCTGGTCTTGTTACTGAATCGCCTGATCGTGACGATGAAGGAAACGATCTTGGAACGGTTACTAAGTCAGTCAACTATTCCGTGCTTTACATGAAAGCTGTTAAAGCTCTTCAAGAGGCGATGGATCGTATTGAAACCCTAGAAGCCAAAGTTGCCGCCCTTGAGGCGCAATAGGTAAACTTCACCTGCAAGGACTTTCCCAATGGCTACACCCACCACAACGTTCACCTGGGCCGTTGGC